ACGTCGGTCTACGACAACCGCCACAACCTCGGCGACCTCTACATCCGCTCGCTCGAATCGGCCTACCCGCCGGGCCACGCGCTGCGGCGCCGCTTCATCGAGGGCAAGCGCGGGCTCTCGATTGTCGGCACGCCCGTGTATGGTTCCACATGGAACAGTGCGCTGCACGTCGGCCCGACGCGGCTCAACCCCGACGTCGCGCTGCTGGAGGCGTGGGACTTCGGCCACAAGCACCCCAGCGTGGTCTGGGGCCAGCTGATGCCGTGGGGCCAGCTGGTCATCCTCGGCGGCGTGCTGGGCGTGGACCAGTTCATCGAAGACTTCGCGCCCGGCGTGCTGGGCATCCGCGCGCAGTGGTTCGAGGGCGACAGCTGGCCCTCCGAGGTGATGTCGACCGGCGACCCGGCGGGTGACCAGAACAATTCGCAGGGCACGCAGGTTAGCGCGGCCGACGTGCTGCGCGAGCACGGCGTGGCACTGTGGACCATCGCAGGCGCCAACCACCCCGACGCCCGCGACCGCGCGATTCAGCACGTCGCGGGCTACCAGCGCAGGCTGACGAAGATGGGCCCGGCGTTTCTGGTCGATGCCGACCGCTGGCTGCTGCTGCGCGACGATGGCCCGGTGCCGTCGACCCACTTTGTCGATGCGCTCGAAGCGGGCTACGTGTGGGACGAGCGCGTCTACACGACCACGACCTCGCCCAACACGCGGCGCCCGCGCAAAGACGGCTACTACGACCACGCGATGAACTGCCTCGAATACATGGTGCTAGGCTATGGCCCGGCGCAGCCGACGCGGGTCGACCACGCCAAGGCCGAGCGCAAGGCGATTGCGAAAGCGCAGCGCGACACCGACCCGATGGACGTCAAGCGCGGCCTCCGCACGCGCTGGGGAGGGCCCGCGCGTGGACTCCGCACATGACCGACCTGCTGATCGTGCTGGGCTGCGGGGCGGTGGGATTGGTGATTGTGGTCTTGCTCAACGTGCTGGCCGCGCGGGCGCGACGCCGACGGTAGGCGACTGCCGCGCGCACCGGCAGGGCCACGCGATTCACCTGCCGCGCGTCGCCATCGCGCTGGAACTGGACAAGCTGCGCTGCCGCCATTGTCTGATGACCGCGCCGCTGTCGGTCGACGAGGCCGTGACCGCCCACGTCGCTGACGTCGCCTTCACGCTGTGGCCGACGCTGGAGACGCTGCGCATCCACGTCGACCACTGGCACGTCAGTCCGTTGGCCGCGCTGGGCAGTCAGACCATCGAGCACGGCCTGCTGCTGGTCGAGGTTTGCGTTACACTCTTGCCGCCCGACGCCGGGGGCGCGCACAGTCATTGAGCCATGCAAACACGCGGCACGTTCCCCGAGCTATACACCCAAGACCGGAGCCGAACCATGACCACCGCCCCCGCGAAGAACGGCAAGGACACCCGAGACGAGAAGGACGAGCGCGAGAACCTCGCCGAGTTGGCCGACCGTCTCGGCCTGCGCGACCACGAAGGCAAGCTCGATCTCGACGCCGCCAAGCGTGTGCTCGACAGCGAGGTCGAGGCCAAGGTCGCCCGCGAGAAGGCTGAGAAGGACGCCGAGGCCAAGGCCAAGGCCGACGCCGCGCAGGCCGACAAGGACGCGAAGGCTGACGCTGACAAGCAGGCAGCCAAGAAGTGACCTACCCACCGGGGCCCCCGCTACCACCGGGGCCCCCGCTACCGATGCCGCCGACGGGGATGCCCCCGCCGATGCAGCCGCTGCCGCCCGGCGCGGGTGCGCCCATCGGGCCCGGTGCCGGTGTGATCGAGGACGAAGACGAGGGCATGGCCGACGGCGCGTTGCCGCCGCTGGAGATGCCGCCCGAGCCCACCGAGCTAGGCCCGCCCGCAGGCGAGAACCCCGAACTGCAGCGCGCGCGCGAGACGGCGTTTGACGTCAAGTTCAAGCCCGGCCAGCAAGACGCGCTGGTGCACTTCCTGCACGACGAGATCACCCGCGCCGTCGCCGCGCGCAGCAGCATCATCGACCCCGGCGGCGACCTCGACTACTGGCACTGGCTCTACGCGCAGGGCAAGCGCAACGTGAAAGACGCGCCCTTCCCGGGCGCCGCCGATCTGTCGACGTGGCTCATCACCGAGAAGATCGACGCGATGCGGTCGCGCTTCGTCAAGACCATCTTTGTCGAGCCGGTGTGGACCGTCGAGGGCTGGGGCAAGGCCGCCGAGCGTGCGCCGATGGTCGAGGAGTTCCACCAGTGGAAGGTCGAAGACGAGCGCCTGCAGTCGTGGCTCCAGCGCGTGTTCGACCTCGCGCTGATTGAAGGCACCGGCGTGCTGGAGTGTGCCGAGCGCACCGACCTGCGCAAGCAGCGCAAGGTGCGCAGCCTGCAGCCCGAGCGCAACCCGTTCGGCGCGCTGCGGCTGTCGCCCGATGCGCAGCCGTTGCCTGCGCTGGACCCGCGCGGCCAGTTCCTCGACGTCGACAACCCCGACGAGCAGGGCGGGATGGACGCGGTGGTCGACGAGATCGTGCCGGTGCGGCGCGGGCCCAACTACCGCGTCGTGAGCCTGCGCGACTTCCTCATCCTGCCCGGCCACGCGCAGGACGACTCCGAAGTGTGGGGCTACGCCAAGCGGTTCTGGCGGCGGCTCACCGAACTGGAGCAGCGCGTCGGCGAGCACGTCTACGACAAGGACGCGGTCGCGCAGTTGGCGCAGGTGAGTGACCGCGAGGCGTCGCCGCTGCCGTCGCCGGTGGCGATGACCGGCCAGCAGATTGCGACGCAGGACCACCGGCGCACCATCGAAAAGGAACTGTGGGAATTGCAGATGGTCGCCGACCTCGACGATGACGGCATCGACGAGTGGTACATCGTGACCTTCAGCGCCGTGCACCGCGTCATCCTGCGCTGCAAGCTCGACGACCTCGGGATGCCGCGCTACCACCTCTTCCGGCCCTACCCGAACCCGCTGAGCGTCTACGGCCGCAGCCACGTCGAGAAGCTGGCGAGTCTGGGCGAAGAGCACGCGGGCGTGCGCAACGCGATTGCTGACCGCAGCAACTTCGTCAATAACGCGCCGCTCAAGCGGCTGGCCAGTTCCAGCTGGGATCCCGACGAGGAGCCGTGGGGCCCGGGCGCCATCATCACGGTCAACGACCCCAACGACGTCGCGCCGATGCAGCTGCCCGACGTGCCCAATTCGATGATGAGCCGCGAGGGCTCCATCATCCAAGCGGGCGAGCGCCTCTCGGGGCTCAACGACGTCAGCCTCGGCGCCACGCCCGACGCCAGCCGCACGCTGGGCGAAGTGCAGATGGTGACCGAGCAGAGCTTCGTGCGGATTGAAGAGTCGATCCGCAACATGCAGGAGACGCTGGAGAACCTCTTCAAGTGTCGGCACGAACTGTGGCGCCGCGCCGCCGACGAGGCGCCGATGGAGCCCAGCACGCGCTTCATCATGGACCTTGCGGCGCGCGGCATCGACCTGCCCGAAGGCGGCATCACCAGCGGCGTGCTGGCCGGGCAGTTCCACGGCAAGCCGCGCGGCAGCGTCGAGAGCGCCGACCGCAACAAGCAGCGCGGCAACTTCAACGGCTTCATGGCGGTCATTGGCGGGTTCGCGCAGATGAACCCCGGGCTGCAGCAGACGCTGAGCAGCCCCGACGTGCTGGTGCCGCTGTTCGAGCAGGCGCTGCGGTTGTTCGACGTGCCCAACCGCAGCCAGTTCATGCGTGCGATGCGGACGTGGCAAGTGCAGGACGCGCAGCAGAAGCAGATGGCGGCGATGGCACCCCCGGCGCCGCCCGGGATGCCGCCGGGTGGGCCGCAGGCAGGCCCCGCTGGGCCCGGGGGACCACCGCCACCCGGCGGCCCGCCGCAAGGCGCGCAGGGCCCGCCGCCCCCGGGACCACCGCCGGGCTCGTCGCCCGGGCCGCCGCCCGCTGAAGTGACCGCGCAGCCGCCCGAGCCTGCAGGCGCAGGCATCATGTGATGCTGACGCCGACCACGACCGACGAACTGCGCGAACTGGCCGACGTGCTCGACGACTTGCAGACCCATCGCGGCTGGCACGCCGTGGTCGCGATGGCGCAGAAGATGTTCGGCGCGGCGGTCACCGTCGACCGCATCGCGAACGTCTGCAGCACGCAGGTCAGCGCCGACCGCATCGCGGTGGACACGGCCGAGTTGATTGCCGGGCGCCGCGCCGCGCAGCAGCTGGTGGACCTTCCGGCGTCGCTGGCCAAGCAATACCGAGCGGCCGCCGCCAAGGGCACCGAGACGCCACGCGGCACGCCCGGCCTCGGGCCCGACGTGGAACTGACCCGATGATTCTGCGGCCCGACTTGGTGCTGGTGGCGCTGCCGCCCCGTGATCGGCTGACCACTGCCACGGGGCTGGTGACGCTGCCCGCACCATCGATCATGGTCGACCGCCGTGGGCTGGTGCTGCTCACCGGCGCGGCCGTCACCGAGGTCACGCTGCACGACCATGTGGTGTTTGGCAGCGACGTCGGCGAAGAGGTGCGCATCGACGACTGGCCGTGTCTGCTCCTGCGGGCGCAGGACATCGACGCGGTGATTGAGAGGACCAATGACTGACGTAGTGCTCGAACCCGCCGGTGACGCCCCGCAAGGGATGCCCACCGGCGCGGCGCCGGAACCCGAGGCGCTGCCGCCGATTCCCGACGAAGACCCGCCGCCACCGCCCGACGGCGAAGACGACCCCGACGCCATCGAGCCCCCGCAGGGCCGCCGCAGCGTGGTCGGCGACTTGGTGCGCGAGCGCGAGCGCCGCCAGCAGGCCGAGACGCAGGCCGCCGCCGCGCAAGACCTGCTGCGCTCAGTGATGGAGTCGCCCGAAGGGCTCGCCATGCTGCAGCGTGCGGCCACCGGCGCGCCTGCCAGCGATGCCCCCAGCGCTGCGGACCAGTTGGCGCTGCAGCAGGAGCAGGAGGCCACGGCGCTCGACCTCGGGCTCTACGATGAGAAGGGCCAGCCCGACCTCGCCGCTGCCGCCCGCATCATGGCGCGCGAAGACCGCCGCGTGCAGGCGCAGGTGCAGCGCGCCGTGCAGCAGCTGCACCAGACCGAACTGCTGCCGCTCAAGCAGCAGCGCGCCGAGCAGACCATCGCGCACGTCAAGGCGGTGGCCACGCACTACGGCATCGACGCCGACATGGTCGAGCGCGGGATGCGCACGCTGCCGATTGACCAGCTGGGCAACCCCGAGGTGCAGCAGACCGTGCTGATGACGGCGCTGGGCCTGCAGACCTTCGGCGCCGGTGGCGCGCCGCAGCAGCAGCCACAGCCCTACGGCACGCCGCAGCCGCAGGGACGTCGCGCGCTGCGGCCGCCCATCTATCAAGAGCCCGCTGGCGGCCGTCCGCGCGGGCAGGCGCCGGTGCTCGACGAGCCCTTCCGCGTGCGCCTGCGCGAGAGCGGACTGAAGGACGCGGACATCGACTCGTCACTGTCGCGCTTTGTGCCGGGCGCGCCGAACCGACTGGAGTAGCTGATGGCCAAATCCCCGCAGGAGATTGAGAAGGCGAAGCTCGACAAGGCCGCGAAGGACCGCGAGCGCCGCACGCAGAAGCGCGCCACCCCCGCGTCGACCCCGACGATGATGCGCGAGGCGTTCAAAGACCTCGACGCCATCGACATCCTCGACCGGCGGCTGACCAACCCCGAGGCCGACTTGGTGCTGCCGATTCGGCTCAAGGGCGAGCCGTCGCATGTCGACGACCCGCACGGCCACCATCGGACGTGGTATCTGCGCTGGTTCAACACGTCGATCCCCAACCGCTTCCATACGGTGACGGCGAGCCTCGGCTACACGCCGGTCAAGTGGGACGAGTTGCAGGACCGCGAGATCGTCAGCAACGCCTTCACCAGCAGCGAGCAGGTGCGGCGCGGCGACCGGGGCACCGAGGTGCTGTGCAAAATGCCGATGACCTACTACACGGCCATCAAGGCGAAGCAGCGCGGCAAGCACGACCGGGCGATGACGCCCAAGGCGCTGCGCGCGGCCATCGAGCGCGAGGCGGCCAAGGCGGGGCTCGACCCCGACGACCACGGGCAGGCCACCATCAAGGAATACGCGGCGACGGCGGTGTCGTCGCTGGACGAACAGACGTAACTTGCGGTAGGCTGCGTCGACTCCCTCGGGTCATATCAAACGGCTCGTCGCGTCTTCGGATGGGTGGCCACACCCCCAGTTGAGGATGCGGCGGGCCGGTTGTGCGGTGTCGCTGCTCCCGCTCGTCAAACGCAGCGCTGCTCCAGCGGGCCTAACGTCGGCCGCCTGCTGGTGCGTCGAGGCCGACCTCAACCACGCAACACGCTGCGCTCCCCGCGCGGTGGGTAGGGGTTTTCTCGATGGCAACGATTGTCGTCACTTCCAAGAACGTCATCCGTCCCCGACGGCTGGCGCGCACCATCGGGCACATCCCCGAAGGCGCGACGCAGAGCTACAAGAACGGGCACGTCGTCGTGCTCAGCGCAGGCAAGGTCGTCAAGGCCGCCACCGACCCGGCGGCGGGCACCGTGCTGGGCGTCGCGGGCGATGCGGCGTCGGGCGTCACCGACACCAAGGGCATCATCTACGCCGCCGACGAGACGGCCGAGTTCATCGGCAACGTGCAGGACACCGGCGTGCTGGCGCTGAGCAACGTCGGGCTCAAGTGCGGGCTGGTGCTCGACGCGACCAACGACATCCACCGTGTCGACCTCGCCGACACGACCAACCTGCAGGTGCAGATCACCGAGCTTGTCGACCCCGTCGGGGACGTCAACGGGCAGGTCGTCTTCAAGTTCCTCAACGCGGCACGCACGCCGCTGGCCAGCTAACCCTCGGACCTACTAGGGAGATACGACCATGCAGGTTCGCGGAACATTTGCTGCCCTCTACGACAACGTCGACAAGACCGTCTACGCGCTGCTGGGCAAGCAGCTGAAGGAGCTTCCGGCCATCTGGCCCGAGGTCTACAGCCGCAAGAGCAGCAGCCGCAAGTTCGAGCGGTTCCAGACCGTCACCCCGTTTGGGGACGTGCCGGAAAAGCCCGAAGGCACGGTCTACGCCTTCGACCTCATCCGGCCGGGCTACAGCAAGGACATCACGCCGGTCGAGTTCGGACTGGGCTTCGAGGTCACCGAGACGGCGCTGGAAGACGACCAGTACGACGTGCTGCAGCGGCAGGCGGCGTGGCTGGCGTTCAGTTCGCGCGTCGTGCAGGAGAAGTATGCGGCGCGGCCGTTCAACAACGGCTTCACCACGCAGACCACGCCCGACGGCGTGTCGCTGTTCAACGTCGCGCACGCGCTCGCCGGTGGCGGCACCGCGCGCAACCGCCCGGCGACCGACGCCGATCTGAGCTTCGACTCGCTCAATCAAGCGATGATCGACGTGCAGACCGACACGCGGCTGGAGAGCGGCCAGTTGGTCGCGCCGGTGACGTCGTGGATCCTCTACGTGCCCCCGCATCTGGAGATGCTGGCCGAGCGCATCGTCAACAGCACGCAGCTGCCGGGCGTCGCCGACAACGATCTGAACCCGATCAAGAAGCGGCGCAACATCCGCATCGTGGTCAACCCGCACCTCACCGACACCGACGCATGGTTCCTCGTCGCCTCCGCGAAGGAGACGCACGGGCTGGTCTGCGTCGACCGTCTCGGCATCACCGCCGCGCCTGCCATGCAGGATCCCCGCACCGGCAATCGCATCTACAAGGTGCGGTTCCGGCAGGCGTGGGATGCGTTCCTCTGGCAGAACACCTACGGCACGGCAGGCGCGTAAGCGCCCGCGCGTAGGACTCCCGGCCTGCTGCGCCCCACACGCAGCAGGCCGTTCCTTCATGTGGGGGGACAAAGAGGTTTCGCGTGTCTCACTTCAACGCGCTGGCCGTCGTCGGCCGCAAGTTCATGGACTTTCTCAGCCCCGTGACCGTCGGCACGGCCGGGCCCGTCACCTACACGCCCGCGCAGTTTGCCAGCGGGATGATCATCCGCGACTGCGCCGGGGCCGCGCGCTCCGACACCACGCCCACGGCCGCGCAGATCATCGACGGCATGACGGTCAGCGGCCGCGCGCCGGTGGTCGGCAACTACTACGAGCTATACCTGCGCAACACCAGCGCTGGCGCGTTCGCGGTCACGCTGCTGGCCGGGGCCAACGTCATCCTTGCGGGCACGATGATCGTGCCGCAGAGCCAGACCGGCAAGTATCTGGTGACCGTCGGCAACGCGGGCATCGTCACCGTCACCTGCGTCGGCATCGGGGCGCACTGAGGCCGCGATGTTCGCCAACTACCTCGACAAGCCGCTGCAGAAGACGGCGACCAGCGGCAACGGCGAAGCGGTCGAACTGAACGGCGTGCGCGTGGTGACGGCCTACGTCATCGGCAACGGCGCCGTCAGCGCGGGTGCCGTGCAGCTGGAGCAGTCGCACAGCAAGGACTACACCGGCGCGTGGGCGGCCATCGGCGCGGCCACCACGGTCGTCGCCAACGGCGTGGTCGCGACCAGCATCGGGCCCGTCGCGCTCAAGGCCATCCGCGCTAGGATCACCACGCCGGTGACCGGCGGCACCGTGACGGTGCATGTCGTCGCCAGCTGAAGGAGTCAGAGCCACCATGAAGCAGCGTCTCGCGTTCATCATCTTTCTCGACGGACCCGGCGAGGGCCCCGGCATCGACAACAGCCTGCCGCAGCCGCCGCTGACGCCCGGCTACCCGCTGCCGACGCCGCCGGGCTTCGGAGGAGGCGTCGACCCGGGGTTCGGTGTGCGCCCTCCGGTGGACCCGGGCTACGGCCGTCCGACATGGCCGCACCGTCCCGACAACAGCCTGCCCGGGGGTCCGCACTACCCGACGCAGGGGCCGGTGTTTCCGCCGGTGACGCCCGACAACACGCTGCCACCCGGGCCGCCGCCGCACATCAGCCTGCCCATCGTGCTTCCCGGGACGCCCGGCGTGCCCGTCGATCCCGACCGGAAGTTTGAGTTGAAGTACAGCCCCTACTACGGCTGGGTGCTGGTGCCGGTCGACGACGGAACGGCCGAACCGAAGTAGGCCGTCGTGACGTTTGCCGAGCTTTACGGCATGGCGCTCGACCACGAACTGGGCAGTTACGACACGACCGAACTGTTCACCACCGTGCGTCGCAAGGCCGCGACCAACCGCGCGCAGCGGGAGTTCGCGCGGCTGACGCAGTGCTTTGTCGTCGAGCTTGTGCAACCGCTCACGACCGGCGTCGCGCGTTACGACCTCGACGTGCTGGCGGCCGATGCGTTCGTCAACTTCATGGCCAGACCCCTGCGCCTGCGGAAGACGAGCGCGTCGGGCGTCGTCGAGGACCGGCTCGCGCGGCACGACGAAGCGTGGCTCGACGTCCACCGTCCCGGGTGGGCCAACACGCCGCAGCGCGGCACGCCGGATGTCTGGGCGCTCGATGCGACCAACGGCGTCAACCAGATTGCGCTCTCGCCCCAGCCCGACGTGCTGGGCGCCGAGACGTGGGCGCTGGTCGTGCCGGTGCTGCTCAACCCGCCCGACATGGTCGCCGACACCGACAAGCCGTTCAGCTGGCAGGGCAACGCGCAGATGGCGCTGGAGCCCTACCACTGGGGCATCGCGCACTACGCGGCGTCGCTGCTTGAGCGCCTACGCAAGGACCGCGAGGCGGTCGAGTCGCAGCTGACGTTGTTTGGCGCCTACGTGCAGGACTACAAGGCCACGCGGCGGCCGCGCGGCGGCGACCTGCGCGTGCGGCAGGTCCGCGATTACCAGCGACGCGCGCGCAACAGCGGCAGCGACGTCATCGAACAAGGCGACCCGAGGGTCTGACCATGCCCTTCTCCGAGATGATGAACGGGGCAATGGGCCCCAACGTGCTGATGCAGCTGATGGAACTGCTCAAGCGCAAGCGCGACCCGTCGTCGCCCGTGCGCCCGGGTGAGATGGGCGGCGCGCCACCGATGGACCCACGCAGTGCGGTGCGGCCGGGCGAGATGGCGCCGATGCCGCAGCTGGCACGGCCGGAGGCGTCGCCGATGTTGCCGCGTCCGATGATGCCCGGCAGCCAGCTGCCCGACGACGACGAGAACGACCCCGCGTCGGTCGCGATGCCCGACGAGTTGATGTCGCTGATGGGGCGGCTGGGGCTGCGCTGATGGCCGCCGTCGAGGTCACGCTGGCGTGCGGCTGCACCGTGAAGGCCGACGCCAACGCGGGCGCCGACGAGCAGCCACGCTGTGATGTGCATGGGGAGTCGCGCGTGACGCGCGTGAAGGCAGGCACGCCGCGCTTCAAGGGCGCGGCGCAGGGGCCGCTGGCGGTCGAAGACAAGGGAGCACGCTGATGGCCACCAACCCCTACGAGAACCCCTACAACCAGCAGCAGAACCAGAACCCCTACCAGCAACCGCAGCAGCAGCAGCAGCAGCAGCAGCAGCAGCCGAGTTGGACCGGCGCGGCCGCAGGCACCACGACGTCGACCGGCGCGCCGCAGACCGGCAACATCTACGGGGCCTACACCGGCCAGCAGTCGCAGCCGCAGCGCGCGCCACAGCAGCCGCAGCCCGCCAGTTGGGGCTGGCCGCAGCAGGGGCAGTCGCAGCAGCAGCAACCGCAGGCGTGGTATGGCCAAGCGCAGCAAGGGGCCGCGCCGCAGGGCCAGTATCCGCAGCAGTTCAACTACACGCAGCAGCAACCGAACTACTCGCAGGCGCCGACCCAGTGGCAGCAGCCCGGCGGGATGCCGACGGGCCAGCCGCAGGCGCAGGTCGACACGCGCAGCTGGAACACCGACGGGTTCGCGCGGCCGCAGTACGTCGCGCCCAAAGCCGCGCCGCACCCGATGCCGGGCTGGGACCGTGCGAAGTGGGCCGACCCCAACCACCAGACCCCGAAATACGTGATCGGCCGGATCCTCTCGGGCATCAAGCCGCGCACGGCCAACATGGACCAAGCGGTCGCGCTCATCGCGCAGGCGTATCCCGGCACGCGGCGCACCGGCAGCGGCGACATCACGATCCCGGGCATCGGCTCGACCGACATCCTCAAGGCCGCCGACGTCGGCGGCAAGGCGTGGCACTTCGGCGGGCAGAGCAAAGGGGCGCCCGCCGCGCAGCAGCCCGCGCAGGCGTATGGGCAGCAGCCGCAGGGCGCAGCGGGCGTCGACCCCTACACGGCGCTGCTGCAGTCGCTGGTGGCCCCGCAGGCGCAAGCGCCGCAGGCGCAGGCCGCCGGGCAGTGGGAGTCGTCGCCGCAGTATCAGCAAATGGCCGAGCAGATGGCCGCGCTGCAGCAGCAGATGGCGACGTGGCAGCAGCAGGCCACCGCGCAGCAGGCGCAGCAGGCGGCCCGTGGGCCGCAGTTCAGCTACTACTAGGAGTCAGACATGGCGGCACTCGGTTCCAGCTTCGGCGTCACCCCGGCGGGGCTCGAAGAGCAGGCGACGCGGCTCAAGAAGCGCACGCCCACACAGCAGGCGCTGCAGACGCTGTCGCTCAAGCTGCCCAAGGTGCTGGGCTCCGACAGCGCGCCACCGTCCGACTTGATGGGCGGTGCCTATCGGCCGACCGTGCCCGGCGGCGGCGACGCCTCGCAGGCGCGCATGTCAGCGCTGGTGCGGGCGATGACCGGCAAGCGCGCGGGGTCCGCGCGGCCTGCGGCGCCGCCGCGCTTCACTGGCGGTGCGGTGCAGACGCCTGCGCCGCCCCCGGCGGCCGCGCAGAGCACCAGCCCGGCAAGCCCGGTCGCCGCGATCAAGGCGGCGGTCAAACCGGCCGTCGCGGCGGCCAAGCCCAGCCGCGTCGCGGGCAGCGGCGGCAGCCGCAGCAAGATCACCAACGCCATCAAGGCCAAGGTGCCGATCAACCCCAACGTCATCGGCGGCGGGGCACTGGAGCCCCCGGCGGCCGCTGCCCCGCCGCCGCAATACATGGCGGGCTATCGCGGCTCATTGTGGGACGGCGACTCGCAGACCTACTACGACAGCCAGCAGCGCGCTGCGCAGGGCGGGGCCACCGCCGACGCCAGCGGCCGCTACATCCCGGCGGGTCAAGCGCCCTACCAGCGGCCCTACTAGGCGCGCATGGCGAAGAAGGGCAGCGCCCTCGGCAACACGTCGTATCAGCTGGTGACGGTCGACGACCTCACCGGCGGTGTCGACCTGCGCCGCTCGCCGTCGCTGCTGCAGCCGGTGCGGGCGCGCACGCTGCGGAACGTCTCGCTGCAAGAGCCGGGCGCGTGGCAGCCCTATCCCGGCTGGCGCATCTTCACCACGGCCGGTGTCGGGGCCGCGTGCGTCGGCGCGCGGCGCATCTACCTCAAGGACGCGACCTTCACGCTGGCGGGCTTCGCCCACGGCTACGTCTTGAAGCCGTCCGACGCGGGTGCGTGGGGCGCGGCGGTGCTCAGCGGGCGCTCGACCACCGCGCAGCATCACTTCACCTACGACCGCAACCTCGTCGCGCTGTTCGACAGTCAAGCGCCGATGGTGAAAAGCGTGGACGGCACCGTCTGGACCGCGTTTGGCATCGACAAGCGCGCGGGCGCGGGGCCGGGACTGGTCGCGGTGGCGGGCGGGTCGCTGGTCGTGGGCAACACCTACGAGGTGGCCTACACTTACGCGGACGACGCGCTGAGCGCCGAGAGCAACGCGAGTGCCGTGACCTCCGGGTCGCTGGCGGCCGGGCAGGGCACGCTGCGTGTGACGGTGGGGCGGTCAGCGGACCCGCAGGTCGACACCATCTACATCTACGCGCGCAACGTGACGGCGGGCGAGTCGGTGCTGCGCCGCGCGGGCAGTGTCCCCAACCCGGCGGGCGCGACCACGACCTTCGACATCACCAACCCCAACTTCTTCCCCGACGGGCTGGAGGTGCCCACGCGCCACGACCTGCCCAAGGCGATGAGCTACGGCGTGGTGTGGCGCAACCGCTGGTGGGGGCTCTCCTCGACGGTGGGCAACCGGATCCACTTCACCGAGGTTTTCCTGCCGCAGGCGTGGCCGGATCTGTTTTACGTCGACATCCCGTTCGAGAAGGGCGACAAGATCACCGGGCTCATCGCGCTGGGCGACACGCTCGCGGTGTTCGGCAACACCGGCGTGTTCCTCATCATCGGCCAGACGAGCCTCGACTTCGAGGTGCGCCCGAGTTCTGGCGCGGTGGCGGGCAGCGTCGGCGTGCGCGCGTGCTGGGTCATCGAGCAAGGCGTCGTCCACGCGGCTGAGGGCGGCGTCTACATCTTCGACGGCGCCAGCGACCGGCTGCTCAGCGACAGCATCATCACGGCGTGGCGCGACGTGATGGAACACGCCACGCCTGCGGAGGTCGCGCTGATTGCGGTCACCTACCATGAGCGCCGCAAAGAAGTGCGGGTGACCGTGCCGCGTCTGTTTGAAACCGATGGGCCCGGCGAGTGGATCCTCGATCTGTCGCGCACGCGCGAGCAGGAGACGGAGGCGTGGACGTCGACCGACCGCGCCATCGGCGGCTACATCCCGTGGGACGGCAAGGAAGCCGTGACCGGCGACCAAGGGCGTCTGCTGTCGTGGGAGCGCATCACCTCGGGTCGGCTCTGCGAGGAGTCGGTCGGCATGAGCGCCAACGGCGCCGACATGGTCTGCGTCTACGAAGGCCCGGCGCTGCTGGCCGCGCCGCGCCGGTGGACGCGCTTTATCGATCTGTTCGGCGAGTATGCGCCCTCGCCCGGGCAGTTCAGCATGGAGGTGCGGGTGGACGACGCGGCGGTCACCACGCTGTCGTTTGCCATCGCCGCCTCCATCTCGGCCTACACGGTGTCGACCTACGGCGTGTCGCCCTACGGCGGCCGCCTGCGCCGCAACTTCACGTCGATGCTGCCGCTGACCTCCGAGGGGCTCACCCTCTCGCTGCGCGCGACCTATAAGGGGCAGTCGCTGTTCCGCTGGTTCACCTACGCGATTGGGCACCGGCCCGAGCCGCAGCTGCGCGGGTTCTGACATGGCGAAGTTCCCCGCCGAGGTGCCCGTCTTTCCGACCCGCGCGGCGCTGCAGCCGATCTTCCCGCAGCACATCAACGGACTGCAGGACGAGGTGGTCGCCATTGCCGCCAAGGTGCTGGCGACCCCGGCCAACACGGTGCGGTCGCCGCTGATCCTGCAGGCGACCAACCCGACGCTGGAACTGAACGACACCGGCCCCAACAACGCCAAGGGCCGCGCGCAAGTGCTGGCGGGGTCGAAGGCCGACCTCACCACCAACGTGCGCTTCGACGGCGTCAACTGGGTGGTGGACGACCTCACGCAGCAGGTGACGCTGCTGCGCTTGAGCGCCAACGACGGGACGCTGCGCTTCCTTCGGGCACCGGCCGGGACCAATCCGCCCGCGTGGACCGAGGCGTTCGCGGTGCCGTCCACCGGGCACATCTACGAGCGCGGGCGCAGTGTCGCGATGGGCGTGTGGCAGGGCTACACGCCGGTCTGGGCGTCGTCGGCGAACCCCCAGCCAGTGCTGGGCAACGGCACCCTCTCTGGCGTCTACACGGTCGTCGGCAAGACCGTCTACGCACGCATCCTCTTCATCATCGGGAGCACCTCGACGCAAGGCGCAGGGTTTTGGTACTGGTCGATTCCGCCGGGGCTGCCGATGCCTGCGTCGGGCATGGACTGCGTCGGGTGTGCGCGCTTGTCGATGTTCACCAACAACATCGGCGAGGTGCTCTGGGTCAACCAAGGCAACGTGGGGGCCATCGCCGAGGGCAGCGCCAACGCCATCGTCGGGCCGGGCACGCCGGTCGCGTGGACAACCGGCGGCTACATCTCGATGTGGCTCACCTACGAGGTGCAGTGATGGCTGCCACCTTCCCCGGAGCCGTGCCCACATTTCCGACGCGCGTCGACTCGACGCCGATCCTGCCCGATCACGTCAACGCCCTGCAGGACGAGGTCACGGCCATCGCGACGTCGATGATCACCACGCCGCCTGCGCCGGTCACCGTCACGCCGCTGGTGGTGTCGGGCGCGGACGCGGCGCTGGCGCTGGACGACCCGGCGGGCGGGGCCGCCAAGGGGCGGCTGACCGCTGAAAGCGGGGGGCACCTCACGCTGTCAAACAACGCGAGTCTGGCCGGGCCGACATGGACCGCCGACGAACCGGCGGCGACGTCGTCGCTGGTGCAGCTGGCGATCTCCATCGGCAGCCTCGTCATGTATTTCGCGCCCGGCGGCGCGGCCGCGCGCGCGTGGCAGAACCAGTTCATGGTCGCGCCGACCGGAGCGATCACGCAGGCGGGCCGACCGGCCGCGCTGGGCGAGTGGACGGCCTACACGCCGACGTGGGGCGCATCGGGCACCGCGCCCGCGCTGGGCAACGGCACCATCGCCGGGCGCTACACCATCATCGGCAAGACGGTTCACTGCCGCGTCACACTGGGCCTTGGCAGCACGTCGACGCAGGGGACCGGAATGTGGTACTTCACCGTGCCGCCTGCCTACCCGATCTTGTCGTGGCTGGGCTGGGATCCGTTGGGGCACGGCCGCATGGTCGGGCCGCCCGGCCAGCGGACCTGCTGGGTGGCAGCGCCGGGCAATCCGACCTACGTGCATATGACCCCCGAAAACTCGAACGGCGTGGTGGGGCCGGGCGTGCCGTGGACGTGGGCCGCCGGGAATTACATCTACGCGGCGTTCACCTACGAGACACCGTAATGGCCACCTTCCCCACAGCGGTGCCCGCGTTTCCGACGCGCGCGGAAGGGCAGACCTTCTACGCGGACCACGTCAACGCGCTGCAGAACGAGGTCGCGGCGATTGCGACCAAGCTCCTCGCGCCGCCGACGCTGCCGGTGGCCTCGCCGCTCACGGTGGTGGGCACACAGCCGACCTTCACGCTCAAGGACGGCACGGCCACACTGCGGCTGATCGGGATTTCCGACGGCACGTTCGACTGGGCGGCCAACGCCAACTGGGTGGGCTCGACGTGGATCGCCGACGACGTGGCCGTCGACTCGCTGCTGCTGCGTCTTGGTTCCGATGGGCGAGTGACGCTGTTCCACGCCCCGGCCGGGGCCGCGTCGCGCGTGTTCACGCCGGTCTGGGTCGTGGTGCCGCCCGGCCGGATTTACGAGGTGAGGCGCGGCGACTACCCGCTGGGCGAGTGGCACGACTACGCGCCGACGTGGACGAGCACGGGCACGCAGCCGGTCGTGGGTAATGGGTTTTTCTACGGGCGCTACACGCTGGTCGGCAAGACGGTGTTCGCGCGCATGATCCTCAACTTCGGGTCCACCACCACGGGCGGCACGGGCGACTGGCGCTTCGGGCTGCCCATCGCGTGCGCGGCGGGCGGCGGGGAAGTGGTCGGGACCGGGCGCGCGTTTACCGGCGGCCTCGGCCGGAACTTTCTGCCCATTCTGATCACCGCGACCGAGGTGTCGTGGCATCCGAACGGGAGCGCGATCTACGCCAGCGCCGGGAACCCCGGCCCGTGGGCGGCTGGTCACAACATCCACATGACGCTGGTCTACAACCACTTCTGATGGCCCGCTCTTCCTACATCACGGCGCTGCTGGCGGGCCTGCCCGTCGAGCACCGACGCGCGCTCAAAAGCGCGTTCGACTACATCCTCGACAACATGCGTTTCGGGCGGCCCGAAGACTCCGAGCGCGCCGAGAACGGGCAGCAGTATTACTTCGTCGCGGCGACCGCGCCGGTGGCCAACCAAGAGTTCGAGATCAAGCACGGGCTCGCGTCGCCGCCCTACCTGCTGATCCCGGTGCTGCCGCTGGACATGGCCGACAACGAGTTCGTGCCGCTGCGCGTGACGCGCCCGGCCGACGCCGAGCGCATCTACTTGTCGAGCCCGGCGGTCAATGCACTCATCCGCGTACTGGTGGAGGCGTAAGATGGCTCGCGTGTTCAAGCTCGTCCTCGTCGTCGCGCTGCTGTTGCTCGATGCGCTGGTGGTCACGCCGTGGCTGCTGGGCCCGTCAGTGCACGACCGCGCCATCTTCGGCCTGCTGGCCCCGCTGGCCATCGGGTTGATCGGCTCGATGCTGGGCAAGAAGAAGAAGACCAGCGACGCGGAGGCGCAGAGCGGCAAGACCAGCGACGCGCTCAACCAGCTGCTGTCGTTCCAGAAGGACCGCATGATGGCGGCCGAGCCGCTGCAGCAGGCGAGCTTGTCGATGGCGTCGGGCATGATGCCGACCTACATGAAGCAGCCCGGCGGTGGCATCGACCAGTGGACGCAGAAATACAACGCGGGCGGCCTGCCGGGGCTGACGCCACGCGCGCCCGCTGGCGGGGGCCTGCCCGGCGCGCAGTATCCCAACTTCGGCGGCGTCGACCCGCGCGCGATCACCTCGGCGATGATGCAGAGCCAACTGCAGCAGCCGCCTTACATGAGCTAGGAGGGCCGTGATGTCCGCGCAGTATCAGCCACAGCCCTACGCGCCGTCGCAGCAGCAGATGCAGCCCTACATGCCGTCGCCGGTGATGGCGCCGCAGGGCACGCCGTCGTGGACGCAGCCGCAGGGCCAGCAGCAGTCGCCCTACCCGCAGCCGGGCTTCTCGCTCAACACGGGTCCGAGCCCGTTCTTCGACGACCCGCTGACGCAGCCGATCATGTCCAGCTGGACGCAGCGCATGAGCCAGCTGTCGCAGCCGGGCCCGAACTACGGCGAGTCGCAGAACATCCTGCGCGGGGCGCTGCGGGAAGACCCGCGTCTGACCGACGCGCTCAAAAACCTCGGCGGGCTCTCAAAGAGAACTGCCCCACCCAACGCCTACTTGGGGCAATACGCGACGTCGACCACCAACCGCATGAAGGAGTTGAACCAAGACCCCTACAGCGCCTCCGATGAGGCGGCGCTCAAGGCCCGGTTCTTTGACGACCTTGCGCGATCGCGCGACGACCGCACCGACCAGCTGCGGCAACGGCTCGCGTCGATGGGCATGTCGCCGACCTCCGGCACCGCGCAGGAAGCGGGCGCGCTGCTTGAAGGCGAATACGAAGGCGCGCGGGCGTCGCAGCAGCGCGACCTGCTCAAGTACGTGACCGACGAGCGCAACCGTCGGCGCGACCTCGCGGTGACGATGAGCGGCGGGCTGTCGCAGCACGGGCAGGCCGACGCCAACAACCGCGCGTCGTTCGAGGGACAGCGCGCCAACATCGCCAGCAACCTCGCGCAGCTGCTGTCGAGCCTCGGCGACCGCCGTGTCGGCATCGCCGGGCAGCTGGCGGGCCTGCAGCAGCAGGGCTACATGCAGGACATGGAACGCGGCGAGCAGCACCTCGGCACCTCCGCGCTGCCCGCACAGTTGGGCCAGCAGCGTCTCGCGCAGATGCAGCAGATCCTCGGCGGCTTCGGCACGCCGCAGCAGCTGTATGAGCAGCAGCTGGCGCAGCAGCGGCAGCAGGACGAGGCCAAGCGCTACGCGGATGCGAACAAGACCGCGATGTGGGGCACGGTCGGGCAGGTGGCCGCGCCGGTGATTGGCGCGGGCATGAAGGCGTGGTTGGGAGCGTAGGTCATGGCCTCTCCCCTTGACCTCCTCCTCGGCGGCGCGCTGACCAACGGGCCCGAAGCGCTCAACAGCTACAACCCGCTGCCGGTGTCGCCGATGCCGCCGCTGCCGAGCAGCAACCCGGTGCGCCCGGCGATGGGCATCCCGCTGCTGCAGGGCGGCCCGGCCGTGCCCCCGGCGCAGACCGACGCGCCCTACCTGCCGGGGCACGACGACGACCTCGATCTGTCGTCGGTGTTCACGCAGGACCAAGAGCCCGAGATCGACTATCGCGACTTCCTCGACCCGGTGCGCGAGCAGCCCGGCTTCAAACAGACGCTGATGGAGGCCATCGTGCCGCTGCTGGCAGCGGGCATGGTCGGCAAGTTCGGCGGCGGCATGGCGGGCGCCACCGGGATGCTGGGCGGCTACGCGCGCGGGCAGGCGACCCAGCGCGAACACGAACTGGAGCAGGCCAAGCTCGATGCGGCGCGGCGCGAACGGGGCCTGCAGCGCATCCAGAAGGACCAGCAGCTGCGAGCCGAGCGCGTGAAGGACCGCAACGCCGCCGTCGAGAAGCTGCTCGAAACCGGCATGAAGTTCGACACCCCAGAGGCGGCCACCGCCTACTACCGCTCTGTGGCGCCGATGTATGCCCCGCAGGGCATCGACACGATGAAGCTGGGCGCGGTCGTCAAGCCGCAGCTGGTCAAGGCCGTGCAGGATGACGCGGCGAAGACCTACGACGCGGCCATCGAGAACATGCGCAAGTTCCTCGCGCCCGGCGAGACGCTCGACGCGGCCGCGACCAAGGCCACGATCACGTTCCGGGGCCAAGAGATGACCGTGGCCGAGTTGGGCCGCATGGGCAGCCGCACCGTCGGCGGGCCCGAGACGCGGCGGCTGGGCTTCAAAGACGAGATGGGCTGGGAGGGTTTCGTGCGCGACCGCATCGACGCCTTCACCGAGAAGACCGGCGAGCCGCCCGACCGCGACCAGCGGCGCGAGATTATGCTGGCGGCGCGGCAGGAGTGGGCGGCGTCGGACGATGACCCCACGCTCAAGAAGCTGCGGTTGGCGCAACTGCTCGCGCTCGACGAGAAGCGGCGCCGCGCGGCCGCAGGCGAGAACACCACCGGCGGGATGACGCGCACCTACAGCACCGTGCAGGAACGCGCGCGGGCCGCGCTGCAGAAGGTCTACATCGACGAGAGCAAGCCGTTTGCGACGCGGTCGCTGGCGTGGGAGTCGATCAAGGGCAGCGGCGAACGCGCGAAGGCGGGCAACCTCACCAGCCAGCGCGCGCTGGTGTTCGGCATGTTCAAGCTGCTCGACCCGGGCTCTGCGATTCTGCCCGGCGAGTATGCGTCGGCGCAAAACGCCGCGTCGATCCCCGAGAAGACGCGCGAGTTGTGGAACACGCTGTGGAAGGGCAACATCCTCAAGCCCGAGCAGATGCAGGGGATGATCGACGAGGCCGCCGGGCTCTACAAGGACCACAAGAACCGCCAGCTGGCCCGGGCCTACGACACCGCGCAGCAGGCGCTGGGTCGCAACATCGAACCGTGGGACGTGCTGCGCGACTACAACGCGAGCGACGACCCGATGGTGCTCAAGGGCATCCCGCGTCCGCGTCTGCTGCAGAAGGGCGCGAGCGGGGGCGTCGAACTGGCGCCCGAGCCCGAGGCGCCGCCGGTCAAGCCTGCAACGGCCGCCGCGTCGCCGTCGTTCGACTTCAGTAGCCAGCGCACGGCGATCCCCGGCGTGACGCCGCGCGTGCAGGCGTTCGCAGGCAAAGGCGCAGCGGGCGCGTCGCACCAGCCGCTGCCCAAGGACATCCGCGTCGGCGCCCCGAAGGCGGGTGTCAGCGTCGGCGACCGCGTCTACGTCGGCAACCCGCCGTCGTGGAAGACCGTGACCGAGGTGCGCGGGCCCAACGACTTCGACGCGCAGTGAGACGCTGATGGGTCAATACAGCCTCGGCGACATCAAGGCGTTCGCGCCCGCCAGCGCGCCGCCGCCCCCGCCCGACACCGGCTTCACGATGCCCGGCAGCGGGCCGTCGATGCTCTCGGCGATGCGCGACACCTCGCCGCTGGGCGGGGCGCTGCAGACGCCCGACTTCGGCGACATCATGGCCGAGTCGGGGATGCCCGTGCGCCCGCAGGCCGAGGCCGCTGCCGAGCGCGAGACGGCCGAGCGGCCGGTGTTCGACGTCATGCGCGACATGGCGTTCGGCAACGCGAAGCAGATGCTGATCGGCGGCGCGAAAGAAGTGCCGCGCGAAGCCATCAACACGCTGCGGGCCCTCTACCAATACGCCGGGCCCGGCGCCGCTGAGTCGATGCTGTCGGCAATGACCGGCCGCGAGATGCCGAGCAACCCGGTGCGCGACACCGCGCTGGAGGCGATGGCGCTGCCGTCGTCGCGCGTGCCCGAGCCCAAGGAATACGGCACCTTCGACGAGTCGCTGCAGCTGGAGAACGGCTGGCAGAAGGGCGGGGCGTTCGGCACGCAGCTGGCGCTGACCGCTGCGCTGCCCGTGTCGCGCGGCGCGCAGGGCTCGCGGCTGCTGCGCATCGCCAAGGCGATCCCGCGCGAGGCCGCTGTCGGTGGCGTGCTGGGCGAGGCGCAGTCGCGCCGGGGCGCCGAGGGCGCGGTCGCCGGTGGCATCCTTGGCGGGTTCATGCCGGGCGGCGCCGCCGATGAAGCCTCGCAGCTGGCGGCCGCCAAGCACAACGCGGGCATGGTGCTGTCGCCGACCATCAAGGAAAACAAGCGGTGGGTCGATCAGAACTGGCGCGAGTTCGTCGAGCAGTCGCCGTGGTTCGCCGGGCTCGACAAGCTGCAGAAGAGCGCGCGGGCGGCGGCTGACGTCGCGGGCCAGCACATCGACGACGTGCTGAGCAACGTGCGGCAGGCCAGCGTCGCCGGGAAGCTGAAGGCCGCGCGGCGGTCGGTGCTCATCGCCGCCGACAACCTGCTGGCGCAGTCCAACAACGTCGGTGTCGTGCTCGCGCCCGAGGCGCGTGAGTCGCTGCTCAACGTCAGCAAGGGCCTGCGGGCGCTCAACCCCACCGCGACGTCGCTGGGCACGCTCAAGGCGGCGCAGGCCACGGTCGACGACGTGCTCAAGACGCTGCAGCCGGAACTGATGCAGCGCGCGCAGCAGTTGGCGGGCCTGCAGGAGGTGTCGCAGGTCTTCCACACCGCGCTGCGCGGCCGCGCGGTCAAGACCGTCTACCGGGCGGGCCGGGTCGCGAGCAAGCGTCTGGGCCGACTCGCCGACGAGGTCGAGCCCAGCCGCATCGAGACGCAGCCGCTGCTGGACCGCCTGCGCACGTTCCGGCAGTCGTTCATGGGCGCCAACGACACCACCGGCGCGCCCATCGTCCACAACCAAGCGGCGGTCGACACCATCGACGGGCTGACGCAGCAGCTGCAAGCCTACGGGTCGGATATGTCGGTCGACGCCGCGCGCAACGTGCGGCAAATCTGGGACGACTTCGTCGCGGGCGCACGCGGCAAGGGGTTCCTCTCCGACATGGCCGAGGCCAGCAAGCGCGGCGCGACCAAGGAAGGCGCCCACGCGCTGCGCGGCGGCATCGCCGACAAGGTGCCCGAGATCGTGGCGCCCAACCGCGCCTACAGCTGGAACACCAACCTCGACGACGTCATCAGCGACACCGTGGTGCGGCGCACCGGCCAGACCAAGGGGCTGGGCGAAAAAATAGCGGCCATCGCTGGAGCCTCGGTGTCGAGCGGCGGGGTGATCGGCGCGATCATGTCGGGCAACCCGGCGGGGTTGGCAGGCGTGGCCGGTGGCGCGCTGATCTACGGCGCGACCAAGCTGGTGAAGTCTCCCGAGTTCAATCTGTTCACGGCCAAGGCCCGGCTCGCGTTCCTCGACGCGCTGCGCAAGAACGACGTCGAGGGGCTCCGCGCGGTGATGCAGCGGATGGCGGTGCAGTCGGTGGCCGGGGGCGTCGGCGAGGGGCAGGAGGCGCTGCCCGAAACCGACGGCAAGGGATTGACCCCCGAGGAGGAGCGGCTCCAGCAGGCGCTCATCCAGTCGGGCCAGTCGCTGGCGCCCGGGGCGACCGAGCCCGACACCGACCCCGACGGCGGCACCGACCCCATCCCCGACCGCGTCCCCGACGAAGACGACGAGCCGGTGGACCCCAGCCTCGACCCCGAGCAGCACTCGCCCGAGTCGGTCGAGGAGGCGCGCCTGCGGTCGTCGCCGGAGGTGCTGCGGGCGGGCGGCGGCAACCTGCTGCAGTCGGCGTCCGACTTGCTCGAACCGGCCAGCCGCCCGCTGCTGACGGCGCCCACCATCGAAGGCCACCCGACGCTGACGCGGATGCTCAAGACGGCGGCGCAGTTCACGTCCCCGCTCGACGTCGGGTTTGCCGCGACCTCCGCGCTACGGCCGCTGGCAGCGGCCACGCGCTTCGCCAAGCCCGTATCGGCGGTGGCGCGGACGTTGGCGGGGGCCACCGCCCTGCAGGGCGCAGCGGGGCTCCAGCGCGGTTTGGATACCGGCGACCCCGGGCAGGTCATCGGCGGCGGGTTGCAGTTCGGGCTGGGCGCGCTGGGCACCCGCGCGGAGCCTGCCGCGACGGTCAAGGCGCTATCGGGCCGGATTGGCCGTCGGCTGCTGGCCGGGGCGACCGAGGGCGGCGTCAACGTGGTGGCCGGGCCTACGCTCGCGCTGTCGGCGCAGGAACTGGCCGACTCATCCGCCATGCGGCGGCTCATCCCCGACGAGGGCACGCGGGCGTCGGTGGCCAGCGGCCTGCAGATCCTCGCGCTGGGCGGCAGCGGCGTGGCGTTCGGGGCGATGGCCTACAAGCGGATGCCGCCGACCCGCAAGGCGCTGGTGCACATCGCCGGTGACCTCGCCGAGGGGCGCAGCCCGGCCATCGCGCGGCAGAAGCTGGAGCCGATGCTGACGGCCCACTTCCAGCAGAAGTACCCGACGTGGACCCCCGAGCGGATCGCCGAGAAGGTGCAAGGCGAACTGGCCAGCGCGGAGGAGAAGGCCCGCACGCTGGTCGAGCAGGCCGACGCCGCCAGCGGGCGCAAGCTCACCGACGTGCGGCGCACCGAGCGGATGATCGACACCGAGCAGGCGGTCAACAGCGGCTGGTATGAAGGCGCGCGCGACATGGTCGAGCAGCACATCCCGGCCGGGTCCAACGCGCTGGTCGACCCCACGACCGGGCTCACGCCCAAGCAGCACTTCGGGCTGGAGGCGCTGGCGGCGTTCGGCACCAACACGCCCCCGGCGGATAACTTCCGGCTCTACAAGCGCGTCGCCGACATCGTGGCCGCCGCGCCCGACGACCTCACGCGGCCGGAACTGATGGAGTGGCTGCAGAGTCGCGCCATCACGACCGAGCGGGTGGCGCCAGCTAAGGGCCGCCGCAAGCGCGAGGTCGAGCGCGTGTTCGGCATGGACGAGGAGAAGCCGGGCATCCCGGCGCTGCGCGCGATCATCGAAGGCACGAAGGGCGAACTGGGCGGGCGGAAGATCGAGAGCTACTTCCACAACCTCGCGGGCATCCAGCGCGAGAACGCCATCGGCCAGATGATCACGCCGACCACCAACGACCGCTGGATCCTCCGCGCGATGGGGCTGCCCACTGAAATCCCACTGCGCACCGACGAGCCCGTCGTGCGGCGCACGCCCAGCGGCGCGCCGGTGATCGACCCCAAGACCGGGCAGCCGCTGGTGCGCGGTGGCGACCGTCGGCAGCGCGTCGTCGAAGGCCGCGTGGACCCGACGCGGCAGTCGCAGCTGGAAGAGCGGCTGATGGCCGAGGCGACCAAGCGCGCCGAGGCCCGTGGCACGCCGATCACGCCGCGCGAGTTGGCCCGCATCGAGCGCGAGTCGCAGGTGCTGGCGCAGAAGTTCGAGACGCCCACCGTGCGGCAGGCGCACCGCAGCACCGCGCAGGGCAGCGAGTATGTCAGCAGCAAGACCATCGCCGACGTCGGCTACGAGATGACCGAGCGCAACGTGATGGAGGCGGCGCGCCGCGCAGGCATGGAGCCCGAGCACGCGCAGGCGGCGCTGTGGTTCCGCGAGAAGTATGGGAGCGATCTGTTCGGCGGCCGCAAGGGCACGCAGGGCCTGCCGCTCGACCAGCAGCAGGTGCTGCAGCAGGCGACCGAGGCGCGGCTGGCTGAGACGCCGGTGTCGGGCCGGATGAGCGCCGAGCGCCAGCGCGAGGTCGCCGAGAAGCTGGTGACCGACCGCGACACCAAGCTGGCCAAAGAGATCACCGAGAGCATCGAGGCCAACGGCGGGTCGACAACCACGCTGAGCGGCCAGCATCGCGGCGGCGACGACGTCACGGCGGTGTCCATCTTCCCCGAGCGCCAGCTGATGATTCCTCCGGCGGCGCGCAACGCGAAGGAAGGCTGGACGCCTGCCGTGGTCGCCTTCATGCAGGACAACGCCGACCTGCTGCGCAACCCCGACTACGCGATTGGCGGCTGGGTCAGCACCGGGCGCACACCGGCCGACCGCCGCGCAGGCAAGCTGCCGGTGAAGTTCGGTGGCCGCGAGGTGCCCAAGGGCACGCTGGTGCTCGATGTGGTGGCGACGCCGTCGCGCGGGCACAACAACCTCATCGCGAAGACGCTGGGGATGGAGTTCAACCAGTACTCGGTCTTCGACCTGCTGAAGTTCCAAGAGCAGCAGACCGGCGGCATGGCGTGGCAGCGCGGCAGCCCGGCGGGACGCAAGGCGGCAGCGGCCCGGCGGCCCGGCGTCTACGAGCGCGCGTCCACGTTGGACCCGGCGCAGATCGACTCGCGCATCGCGGCGCTGGAAGCCGACCCGCGACTGTCGAGCGAGCAGGCCAAGATGCTGAAGTGGTGGAAGCGCCAGCGCGCGCGCCAGCAGCGGGAACCCGCCGCAGCGGCGACCGCACCGGAGGGCGACTTAGGCGCCCGGGGGCGCGTCGGTGACGACGTGACGGCGACGTCGCAGGACACGCAGCGCCCGCTGCTGCGCGAGCCCGGCGGGGCCCCGTTGACGCTCTACCACGGCAGTACGTCGCGCGACATCGCGGTGACCGACCTTGACCCGGCGCGCAAGAACGTGCGGCCACGGTCGGGTGCCGCCGGTGTGTCGTTCACGACCGACCCGCGCGCGGCCTCGGGCTACACGCGGCCGCCGGGCGCGGGCATCAAGACGCCTGCGGGCCGGGTGCTCGCCGCGCACGTCTCGATGCGCCACCCGCTGGACATCACTGACGCGGTGCGGCGGTTGCAGAAGAAGGGGCTGAGCTTCGGCGACGCGAAGCGCAAGGCGCTGGAGGCGCTGACGCCCGAGCACGACGGCGTGGTGTTTCGCGGCGACCGCGTGAACCCCGACGAGTATCAAGTGTTCTCGCGCGACCAGATTCACCCGGTCAGCGAGTGAAGGGCAGCACGCGGCGCCCGAGCGACCAGTGCTTCGGCGGCCCGTGGCGCTTGACGCGCACGTAGCAGTCGGCGTGCCAGTCGTCGTTCATCGTGTCGGTGTAGAGGATGTGATCGAAGCTCGCGCCGACGCCGCAGCCGGTGCAGACGCCCATCGGGTGACGACGCAGATGCGCCGTCGCCGGGTTGCGCACGGGGCGTCGCGGTTTTGGTTCGAGCTTCACGACCGCCATGCGTCCACCTCGGTCTATAGACCGGCCACCCCGCTCTCGGAGGTCAGCCATGTTGACAATCACACTCATTCTGCTCGTTGCCGCGCTGCTGATCACCATCGCCAGTTCGCTGGGCAAGGCCCCGCTGTGGGTCGCGGTGATCCTTGTCATCATCGTGCAGCTGCTGGCGGTGCTGCCCGCCCGCTAGTCCTCGACCAGTAGGAGGAACAGCACGACCGGCACCAGCGGGACCGCGCCGACGATGAACCAAAAAATGATCGCTTCCATTGTCTCGCTCCCTCGGTGAACCTATCGTTCGATGTGCTAGTCTGGCCAGCCTATGACCCAGCTGAACCGCCGCATGTTTCTGTCTGCCGTGCTCCCCGTCGTGGCCGCCGCCTGCGCCTGCTCCGACGAAGACGAGAACGAGTGCGAGCAGATCCACGACGCCGCGCGGCGCGACGCCTGCAACGCCGCCCGCAACCCGACGCCCGGGCCCACGCCGGTGCCCGAACCGGCGAAGGTGCATGAGTTCGAGTTCCGCGTCGTGGGCACCGTGCGCCGGGTCGACATCAGCCACAGCAGCACGTCGGAAGGCACCACGCTACTGACGACCGACCTGCCGTGGTTCGCCACCATCCGCTCGACCCGCACGTTGATGTTCATGTCGCTGGTGGTGTCGTCGGCGCTGTTCGAGGAGGGCACGCTGACCGCCCAGTTGTTCGTGGACGGTCAGCTGTTCCGCGAGGCGCACGCCAGCGGCTTCCAGCCCAGCGTCAGCATCAGCGGGCAGTGGTCGGCGTAGCCTTCGCCGCCGCCTTGCGCTTGGTGCCCTTGTGCTTCGCGCCGTTCTTGCGCGACGCCTCGGCCTTGCGCTGGCTGGTCATCGCGCCGAGCACGACCGCCGGGTTCTGATCGATCCACACGACGTCGTAGCCTGCCTTGCGCAGCGCGGACGCGAGCTTGTCGCGGGTGCCCCGCACGATGTCGATCTTGCCGCCGCGCGTGTTGTAGCGCACCTCCAGCACGTCGGGCAGCAGGTGGATCCGCTTCCCCTGCTGCCGCATGTCATAGCCGTTTGATTGCACCGTCACGTCGATAAGCACGTCATCCTCCTGCCGGGCTGAACCGGCTGCCGACGGGCGCTCCGAAGCCCGGCAGGCACGTCAACATCATCTTCCCGTGGCTGTCGCGCTGGCGCTTGCAGTGCGCGCAGCGCGTCTCGTCGGTCACCTCGACGTCGGGCTCCGGCTCCGGCCGGGGCTCCGACTTGGGCGTCGCCTTGCGGCGGGTGATCGGGTCGGGGCCCGCCTGCAGCGCGCGGCCGACCAGCAGCGTCACCCACATCCGCACCTCGCTGCGGGTCGCGCGCCCGCCTCGCTTGTAGGCGCCAGCGCGCACGCGGCGCAGCTGGTCTTCGCTCAGTTCAATCGCGATGTTCACTTTCATGTCGTCCCTCCCTCAAGGGTCAGTCGTTCAGAGTAGCACACCCAGCGGTGGCCTACAGCCGCCAACTGGCCTCGCGCGCCGCCAGCAGGTTGTAGTCTTCCGTCCCGTCGTGGTCGTAAGCGGCGTGCGACGTCGCGACGACCGGGCCGTCGGTGACCGTCACGCGCACCGCGCCCGTGCAGGCGCGCAGGCTGTCGGCGGCGTCCTGCGCCTCGGCCTGCCGGGCCGCGACCACCGGCGTCGCCTTGGCGCTGCCGCGCGGCTTGTGGGGCAGGCCGTAGTTCTTCGCGCACTTCGGGCCGTAGCCGACTTCGAGGCTGCCCTCGTCGGTGAGCCCCTGCGTGCAGAAGCTGCAGTTGCCCGTGAGGCGGCCGTAGGCGGCGCCCGCAGCGGCCGGGTCGGCGGCGATGGCGCGCAGCGCGTCGACCAGCACCGGCGTCAGCCCGTAGGCCGTGCCGTCGGCGGTGACCTTGCCCGTGTACTCGCCGTTGACCTTGACGTAGACGGCGCCCGGGTTCTTCCCCGTCAGCGGCGCCAGCGACAGCGCTAGCTCGCCAGAGCCCGGCGCGGCGAAGCGCGTCTTCGGCGACTTCAGCCCACGGTCGCGCGCGGCCGCGAGAAACGCGACGACCGACGTGAGGTCGACCACCGGCGCGGGCTTGGCCGAGGTCTGCGCCTCGATGCGGCGCTTGGTGATGGCGACGTCGCAGTCGGCGCTGATGGCGTGGCGGCTGCCCGCGCCGCGCTCCCACACGATGAGCGTGCCGGGGTTGATGGTCGACTTGCAGTTGGTGCAGACGCTGGCGTATTTGGCGGTGATGGTCATGGTCGGTGTCTCCCTCGCGCCGGGCGACATGCCCGACCAGAAGAGTATAGCACACCCAGCGCTGGGTGTGTCAACCCCCGGGTTTGCTAGGGATTCAGCGTCCCCAGTAGCGTTCGGCGGCCATCGGGCCGTGGCCGAAGTGGCGCGCCGCGCGCGGGCAGGCGTCCCAGTCGGGCGCGAAGCCGTGACGCGACAGCCAGCGGGAGAGCGCCGCGCGCAGTTCGGCGAGGCGCTGGCGGTCCAGTTCATGGACGCGCCCGTGCGCGCCGAGGATGCGTTCTTGTTCTTGCAGGTTGGCGTTGGGATCCATCGTCAGTCTCCGGTCTTCACGTAGTGGTTGATCTCGTCGGTCGCGGGGCCCTCGCAGTGCGCGCAGCGCACGTTGTAGAGCCAATCGTCGGTCTGTGGCGCGCGGCTGATCGTGATGACGTAGCCGGTGCGCCCGGTGCCCTTGCGTGTCGACGCGCCGTGTTCGTGCTCGCGCGGCAGGCGCAGGTCCAGCTGCGTCGCCTTCGCGCGTCCGCAGGCGTCGCAGAGGTGCGTGACGTGCCCGTCGCTGTTGCGGAAGATCCACGTCACCATCACAGCACCCGCACGCGCAGGCCCGCGTCAGCGGCGCCCTCGATGATGGCTCCGGCGAAGCGGTGCTCGACCGCGCGCGATGAGCCCAGACGCGGGCCCGACTGCAGGTGCTCGTCGAGCCAGTCGATACCCTCGGCGCTCTGGCCGCTGAACAGCAGCACGCTCTCGCCTATGCCCGACACCTCGATGTCGACGTCGGCGTAGCGCACGGTGACGCGGATGTGCGGCACGCGCTTGGCGCGACCGATGAGCACCGGCGTCGCGAGCACCGGCAGCTGGCGCTCCTCGGCGACCTGCACCAGCGCGGCGGCGAAGCCGACATCGGTCGTGGTGACCGACAGCGCGGTGCGGTTGACGCCGCGCTCTAGGCGCGCGAGGTCTGCGCCGTGTTCGGCGACGACGCGCTCGCGGTTGCGCGCGAGCAGCCACGCCTCGGCCTGCTGCTGCTGGTCGTCGGCACCGGCGTTGCCACCGGCGAGGTGGCTGTTGAAGAAGTACTGGACGTGCTTGCCGCTGGTGTAGGCGGCCCAGTTGCCGTAGCGGTTCTGCTTGATGCTGTGCTTCATGGTCGTGGCTCCTCGGGTCCGAACGGTTAGAGGCTCTGCAACCACGCGACGAGCGCGGCGGCGTGCGGGCGGGCCTTCGCGGCATTGCCGCAGGCGAGAAACGCGAACACCTTGGCGAGGTGCGTGGTGGCGGTCTGTCTGTCCATCGGTCTGTCTCCTCGGGTCGGGCCGGGCACCAACGCCCGACCCAACTGATCCTACTCGAACCCAGCGCTGGGTGTCAACCCCCCTACAACGTGTCCCGCAGGAGCCGGGCGTAGGTGCGGCAGAACGCCTCGCCGTGCAGCTGGCGCCGGGCGCCGCGCTGCTGGGGCGCCGGGCGTGCCTTGCGGGTGCGCTGCCAAATCTCCTGCCGCACGGCCTTGCGCTCGCGCTCGCGCAGCAGCTGAATCGAGTGGGCACACTCATGCAGCACGGTGCCGAGGCTCATCTGGCGCGCCTTGATGGTGTCGCTGTCGAGCGTGATGTAGCGCGACCCGCCCCGGCCGACGCTGGCGCTCATCCGCCGCAGGAACAGCGGGAAGCGCGGGCCCATCACCGCGGCGACGTAGACGCGACAGCCGCGCGCGTCGAGCATCACCTCGTTGGCCCGCTGGTCGTGGGCGGTCATCCCCAGCCGCTGGCACCACGCCCGCACGGTCGGGTAGTAGTCGCCCTTGGCGGGCACGCTGGCACGCTTGCTGGCGCGGGCCATTAGCGGCCCCCTACCAGCGCGCGCTGGGCCTCGGCGCAGTGCCGGGCGATGATGTCGGCGACGACGCGGCGCTGCGTGTCGCACTGCGCCTGCGCCTCGGTGCGCAGCTGCTGCGCGCGGTCCTGCGCCTCGCGGACGATGCGGGCAGCGTCCTGCTTCGCCACCGCGACCGTCTCCTCGGCCTTCCGCACGGCGGCGCGCGGCAGCAGGATGTCGACCGGCAGGTCGTTGCGGATGTCGGCCACGATGGCCTCGCGGTTGTCCGCGAGCCACGGGCCGAGGTAGGACGCGGTGCCTAGCTTGGCGATGAACGAGTCGAGCGCGGCGATCTCAGCGGCTTTGGTCATTGGGTGTCTCCCTCGGTGCCGGGCGTCAATGCCCGACTCACAGATCCTACTCGAACCCAGCGCTGGGTGTCAAGCGCCCTCGGGGCGCACGACAAAGAGCCGACCGCGCGCGTCGCGCAAGGTCTGGCCAACGACGTGGGCGCGCACGAATAGCTCGACGTAGTCGACGCCTCCGTCCCAGTCGAAGACGAAGTTGTCGGCCAGCTGCGCCGACGGCAGCGTGAGCTTGCCGTCCGCGTCGATGACAGTGGCGCTGCAGCCGGTGCTGCAGCCGCAGAAGGTGATGGTGGCGGCGCGTTGGTTCATGGTCGTGGCTCCTCGGGGGTCTGTCGGTTAGCGGGTGGCGACGGGGAACACACCGGCGCAGCGCGCCGCCTGCCACACGTAGCTCTCGGCGTTCTTGCGCGCGCCTGCCTCGGTGCGCGACCAGACGATGTGATAGCGCACGCGCTGCTCGCCCGGGTAGCTCCGGCCTTGGTGCAGGTAGTCGGGGTCCGACAGCGCGGCGTCGCCCTTGCGGTTGCCCGTGACGCGCAGGCCCTGCTCTGGGTTGACGGCGGCCTCGGCGACGGCGGCGAAGGCGTAGGCGGTGTCGGACTTGCGCGTGAAGGTGCCGAACGGGGTGTCGATGCTGTTGGTGATTTTGGCCATTGGTGTCTCTCCTCGGGTGCCGGGCGACCACCGCCCGACCAGAAGAGTATGACACCCAGCGCTGGGTATGTCAACCCCCGGGAAACCCTAAGGAAACCCGGGGGTCAGATGGAAATAGCGGGCTATAGCCCGAATCAGATCGAGTCGAGGGCGGCCTGCATTTTGGCCCGCACACGGTCGCGCATGTTGCGCTGCTCCGAGTTTTCCTTCGCCAGCTGCACGATGGTTTCGCGCGCGAGCGACAGCACGGCGGCGGCGTCGTCGATCATGCGCAGTAGCTCGCCGAGTTCGGCGCTGATGCGCGCCTCGCCCGCGTCGACCACGACCACCGGCGGCGGCGCGACCACCTCGGTGCTGTCGAGCCACTGCTCGACGCGCTCTGCGACCGTCGGCCGCTCAACCGCGTGCCGCAGCTGCTGTTCGATCTTCTCGTTGGCCAGCGCGCCGTTGGCCAGCGCGCGGCGCTCCTGCGTCAGCGCCGCCTCATCGCGTGTGCTCTGCTCGCGCGCGATGTTCAGCTGCGACACCAGCTTCTCGATGTAGTGCAGCGTGCAGCTGAGCCCGTGCTGCGCGGCGAGGCGATGCAGGCGCTTCGCTTCGCGCGACTGCCAGCCACCGATGTGCTCGACGTCGTGGTTCCAGTGCTGCTCGACAAACTCGCGCGTGCTGCCGCCCCACGTCACGCCCGGCACGGTGCCGCAGTCGCACACCGTGCACGTCGGCGGTGCGGGCGCAGGCGGGTCGTAATCGAAGTCTCCCGGCTTCGCCGGTGTCTCGACCGGCGCGACGACCACCGGCGCAGGCTCCGTCGACGCGGGTAGCAGCGGCTGCAGCAGGCGGCGGATCTCGCCGGTGCCGAGTAGCTCCGGCCAGATGAAGCGCGCGCGGTCTTTCGCGGCATCCTCGCGGATCCACTTGTGCTGGTTGTGCCCCACCCACTTGGTGAAGAGCACGATGCGCGCCGACGACGGGATGACGCGGCGCATCCGGCACTCGCTGTCCCAGAGGTCGACCTGCGGGTGGTCGGCCAGCTGCGTGGGCAGATTGGTCTTGGCGGCGCCGATCAGCAGGACGTGTTCGCCTGCCAGTAGTCGGCGCGTGATCTCTGTCTCTGCGGCCGCGAGCGTGAACCCTCTCTGTAAACTCATCGCTGTCTCCTCTGCTGCTGATCGAGCACCGAGTCGAGCACCGTGGCGAGGTCGGTGCGGATGTCCTGCAGCGCCTCGGCACGCTGCCGGTGCTGCTCCTGCGCCAGCTGTGCCAGCGCTGGCCCTTGCGGATAATAGTCGCGGCCGTTGGGTGCCGCATCCTGCAGCGCCTGCTGCGCCTCCCAGAGCTTCTCCAGTGCGACGGTCAGCGCCTCGGCGAGCGCCTCGGCCGACGTGCCGTTGAGGTGCACGGTCGGCAGGACGGGGCCGGGGCGGCTCACAGCCCACCTCCCTGCCGAGCGGCCTGCCGGGCGGCGGCGACACGGCGTGCCGCCTCCAGCGGGCTCACTATCGCCCCGGCCGGGCCCACCGAGGGCTTCGGGCGGTTCGGGGACGCGGACACGGTCAACGGCGTCCGAAGGCCGCCAGCGGGCTTGGGCGCGGTCTGGGGGGCCGTCTGGGCCACCGGCGCGTCTGGGTCGCCGAAGGGGCGGCCGATGCCCCCACGGTCTGGGTGGTGGCTGTCGCAGCAGGCGACGCGGCCGAAGAGCTTGTGGATGGCTGACTGGGTGGCGCGGCCGTTGTGGCAGCCGAGCACGAAGCAGAGGTTGCCGGTGGTCGTAAACATGAACGTGTCTCCCTCGATGTCTGAGTAGGTGGCCGGGGCCCGAGAGCCCCGGCCGGGCCCGCTACGCGGCGACCAGTTCGCGGGCCTGCGCCAGCGCGAACCGCTTGGTGTCGTGGTTGCCGCCGAACAACGCCGACTCGTTGGCGCGCGCACGGCCAGCAGCGGAGGCCGCCTCGGCAGGACGGACGTGGTCGAAGTACTCGGTGACCGCGTTGTAGACGCCCCACGCGGTCGGCACGCCACCGGGGCTCGCCAGTTCCGCGCCGACGCCCGACTCCAGCAGCTGCGCGACGGTCGAGCGGCGCGCCTTGACGACGTCGCTGAGCTTGTCGCCGTCCTGCGGGAAGACCGCCTCGATGTAGGCGACCACTTCGCGCGCCGAGAGGCGGTAGTTCGCCAGCTGCGTGAACGTCTCGCCGGTGGCGATGAGCGACTCGGTCAGCTTCGTGACCACGCGCGCGGCCTCGTCGAGCTTCCGTTCGGCCGACGCGGTGTGCCGCACGCGGACGACGGCGGCCTGCGAGCGCGAGTTGATCGCGGCGTTGAGCGTGTTCTGGCAGACCACGCGGACGGGGGTGAGGTCGCCGACGATGCCGACGCTGCCGTCGTGCGACCACCGGAACAGCGCGTAGCCGTTGACCGTGTCGCCGGTGCCGGTGACGTCGACCGACTGCGGCAGCTGCGCGAGCGCCCAGCCCGTGGCGCCGCCCTGCAGCGCGCCCGCGACCGCGATGGTGAGGCCAAGCTCCTCGACCGCCGGGCGCAGCACGTCGAGCGCCTGCGCGTTCTGCACGACGGTGTAGCTGGGGCCGACGATGCCGAGCACCGCGCCGGTGTCGGTGCGGACGGTGGCCTGCCCACGCGCCGTCGACTGCCACGCGCCGTTGTGCTCGAACGCGATGCCGCGCGCTTCGACGATGAAGTCGAGCCCGGCCTGCACGCGGACGAAGTCGATGTCGCGCGCCTGCGTCGGGGTGATGCGGGTGCCGAGCCCGTGCCACGGCGTCGAGCCGATGTAGGCGATAGCTGGGCGTCCGGTCGTTTCGTCAATCATGTGTGCCATTGGTCTGTCTCCTCGGGTCCGTCGCGGGATGCGGCGGCGTCGGCGTTCAACCGACTGACGAAGTATATGCGGACCCAGCGCTGGCTGTCAACCCCCCTCGAATCCTAATGAAAACGCGCGATTGTGCCGTGATCGTCCGTAAGCCTTGCGTTCGTTTGTAGTCCATGAGACAGTCGACGGCATGGAACGAACACTGAACGCCGAGGACGTGATCCTGCTGCGGCAGCGCGAGCCGGGCGTGCGCGTGCGCGTCGCACATCGTCTCGCCGGGGCGACCTTCGCCGAGATTGCCGCGCGTGTCGGCATCAGCCCGACGCATCTGCGCAACGGGTCGGCGCAGCGCCAGCGGTTGTCGCTGCGCGTGAAGCTGCAGGTCGCGCGGATCTTCGGTATCCCCGCTGCGGTGCTGTGGCCGGAGTTGGAAGTGCTCGCACTCGAAGCGCTGCATGGCGCAGCAGGAGGACAAGGACGATGAACGGATCGACGGACGTGTTGTCGGCGGTGACGCGCGCGGTGCTGCAGCGGATTCAGCAGGAGCAGGGGCTGGTCGTCATCAAGGGCGAGCCCTACACGCTGGCGCGGCCGGTGGTGTTCGACGTGGCGAGCGTGCTGGGCGTCGGGCCCGACGTCGTGACGCAGGCGATTGAAGCAGGCGCGGGCAACGGCGTGCTGCGCATCACGCGCAGCGAAGAGACGGGCGAGATCGTCGCGGTGCGCGCGGACCCGCTCTAGTGTGGGCCGCGCTGGGTGTGTTGGTGCTGCTGGTTGTGCTCGTCGCCATCGTCGGCGCGGTCACGTTCGGCAGCGCGATCTTAGGGACGCGAGGGGATAACCATGACGGGTGAAGAGGGACAGACCACGCAGGCCGTTGCGCCGCGTGTCGTGAGTGAACCGCCGGTGCGGATGACGGTCGCGCCGTCGCCCGTGCTGCAGAGCAGCGATGGTGTCGCGGACATCATCACGGCGCTGTGCGCGGCGCAGCTGAAGTTCAAGGCGGTGGCGAAGGACCGCGTGGCCGACATCACCAGTTCGCGCGGCAGCTACAAGTATGGCTACGCGACGCTGGCGGCGGTCATCGCGGCGGTGCGCCCGGCACTGAACGAGAACGGCATCGCGCTGGTGCAGTCGGCCAACGTGGTCAACGGCGAGCGCGCCGTGATGCTGCAGGTCGACACGCGCTTCCTGCACACGTCTGGGCAGTGGATCGGCTCGCTGCTGCGCCTGCCGCTGTCTGACGCGACACCGCAGGGCATGGGCAGCCTGCTGACCTACCTGCGCCGCTACGGGCTCTCAGCGCTGGCAGGCGTGGCGTCTGAAGAGGACGACGACGCACAGCTGGCGCAGGCGCTCACGCCGCCGCCGACGCCGCAGCGCTCGCGGGCGACCGCGCCCAAGCCGCCGACGGTGCGGCAGGACATCGGCGACCCACCCCCGCCGGGCGCGCCGCCGGAGCCGACGGTCGACAAGCCCAAGCCGGTGGCCAAGGCCAAGCCGCCTGCGGTGCCGCTGGGCGGCGAGGGCACCATCACCAGCCGCGACCGCGCGCAGCTGTTCGCGACGGCCAAGAAGTTCGCGTGGACCGAGGCCGACGTTAAGAGCCTCATCAAGCAGCTGTTCAGCTACGAGTCGACGTCGCAGTTGACCGCGCTGCAGCTGAGCACGGTGCTGGGCTCGATTGAATACCCGACCGACTACGGCGTCAGCTTCGAGAACGTCGAGGGCCAGCGCGTCGTGGTGGTGCGCCGGGAGGAGACGCTGTGACACGGCGGCCGCCACCGTCGCTCAGCGAGACGGACAGCGTGAAGACGCTGGTGCAGGTGCCGAAGGCGGATCTGGTCGCTGCCACGCAGATGTCGTGGGGCGCGCTGGTGACGCACGCGCGCACGGTCGGCTGGGTCATCAGAGACTCAGCCGACTTCTCATGGTGCGAGAAGGGCTGCGTGCTGCTGCGCAACGGGCGCGACGAGATGGAGGGGCTGCCCGTGCTGTTCTACGAGCGATGACGGCCTGCACGCGGTGCCTCACCAGCTACCCCAATAAATTGGTCACGCAGATGTTTGTCAACGGCCGCTACACGATGGTCTGCGGCGTCTGTGCGTTGATCATCAGCAACGAGGTCCACGGCACGCGCCGCCGGAAGTTCGACGGTGAGCAGGCCGAACTGATGCGGCAACGCGCGCTGGCGTGGCGTCGCGGCACCAAGGAGCGGTCGTGAGCGAGGACACACTGCCGCTACTGTTCGACGAAGCGACGCACACCTTCACGCGCGGCGGCGTCGTGGTGCCGTCGGTCACGCAGGTGCTCAAGGCCGCCGGGCTGGTCAACGACTTCAGCACGCGCTCTGACTGGGCCCGCGACCGGGGCACGCGCGTGCATCTCGCGATGTTCCTGCTGACGCAGGAGAGCGAGGACGCGGCGCTGGCCACACTGGAGCCCGACGACGTGCCCTACTTCGAGGCGGCGCAGCTGTGGATGCGCACGCACGGCGTCGAGGTGCTGGGCTGCGAGGAGATGGTCGACGGCGGCAGCTACGGCGGCTGGCTCGACCTGCGGGTGCAGCTGCGCGGGCGCGAGCGCCCGGCGGTGGTCGACCTCAAGACCGGCCACATGCCGCGCTGGTGCGGCCTGCAGCTGGCGGCCTACGCCGCGCCGTTTGCCGAGACACACGACCGCTACGGCGTGCGGCTGCAGGCCAATGGGGAGCCGCGCGTCCAGTGGTATCGCGATCCGAGTGACTGGTTCGACTTTCGCGCCTGCCTGCGCGTCGCGCAGCTGCAGGAGGAATACCGAGGGAGCAGGTAATGACCGAGACGGCCCGGCAGATCGCGGAGCGGATCGCTGGCGAGATTGCGGCGATGACGTTCGACCGATACGGCAACTACGAGTATGACAATTCCAATGTGGCGGATCTGATTGAAGCCGGGTTCGCCTCCCTCACCGCCGATCTCGCGCAGGCCCGGCTGGAGTTGGCCGCACGCGAACGCATCATCGAGATACTGGAAGGGCAGCTGCAGCGCGACGAGCAGCACGACAACCGAGGGAGCAGGTAATGACCGAGGCGACGACAGAGTTGGTGGTGGTGCCGCCCGTGCAGGGCGAAGCGGACGTGCTGGTCGACGCGCAGGCGCTTGACATCAGCGGGCCCGAGACGATGGGGCTGGCCATCGAGGTGCGCGAGGGCGTCAAGGCGTTGATTGCCGAGATCGAGTCGGCCTTCCGTCCGCACATCCAACGCGCCAACGCGCTGCACAAGGGGCTGTGCGCGGAACTGAACGCGCGCAACGCGGGGCCGCGTGCGGCGCTGGGGATCATCGACGGCAAGATCGGCGACTACGAGATGGCGCGTCGGCAGGCCGAAGAGCGCGAGCGCTGGGCGCTGGTCGATGCGCAGGCGCGCGAGGCGGCCGAGCGGCGAGAAGCCGAAGCGCAGGCCGCAGCGGTCATCAGCCCGCAGCAGGCCGAGGACATCCGCGCGATGCCGCTCGACACCTTCGTGGCGCCGACGACGTCGGTGAAGCGCACCGCGTCCGCGAGCAAGGGCGTCGCGGTCAGCGTCAGCTACGCCGCTGAACTGACCGACCTGCGCGTGCTGGCTGAGTATGCGGTCGGGCACCCCAACCTGCTCGCGTTGCTGATCGGGCCCAATCAAGCCGGGCTCGACGCGCTGGTCAAGCAGTTGGGCGAGAGCTTCGACATCCCCGGCGTGCGGCGCGTGCCCAAGGCGCCGGTGGTGCGGTCGACGCGGGGGGCGCGATGAACCTCCCGCAGATGAGCCCCGAGGGCAAGGTGCTCACCGATGCGTGGACGCCGCACGTCCTGCCCGCCGGGTGGCAGTGCACCGAGTTGGGCGCCAACACATGGCGCCACGGGCAGCGCAAGCTGACGGTCATCCTCACGGTCGACCGCGAGGCCGACGGGCAGCGCTGGGTGCACCTCTCGGTGTCGCAGCGCGACCGGATGCCGACGTGGGAGGAGTTGAAGCAGGTGAAGGACTGGCTCATCGGGCCCGACCGCGTCGCCGTGCAGGTGATGCCGCGCGAGGCCGAGTATGTGAACGACCACCCGCGCTGCCTGCACCTCTGGTGCTGCCTCGACCGCGACGTGGTGCCCGACTTCCGACGCGGGGGGACGATATGAGAGTGCGCTGGTCGATGTCTGAGGTGACCGTGCAGCAGCACGCGGGCACCAGCGGCTGCGTGCGCGAGTCGTGGCGCTTTACGCTCAGCGGCGGCGTGCTGACGCTGCGCGGCTACGCGCGCGAGATGCTGCCGAGCAAGCGGCACCGCAAGTGGATGCGGGTCGAAGAGTGGGGCAACAACCGGCAGGCCGACAACACGATGCCGAAGGAGGAGGTGCCGATGAACAACGCGTTGGCGTCCGACATCCTCGCCAACATCGCGCTGTCGCTGGAGATCAGCCACGACGGGCTGTCGCTGCCGAGTCTGGGCTACCGCTTGGTCGGCGCCGACGACGAGAAGGTTGCGTCGAGCGGCTGATTGCGAGTACAAACAAAACGCCGCCGTGGCTGGTAGTCACGGCGGCGCAGATCCGAGAAAGCGTGAAAGTGTGGGGACACACACCGTCAGCTAGCGCGACCAGACGTATCCTAGCGCACGGTCCATCCTTTTCGCAACCCCACTCACACACAACCTCTCGGGTCCGACACCGGGGCTCACGCACGATGTGGTGCCGCCGATTGCTCGTTGACCTGCCGAGCTACACGCGCCAGCGAGGCGCTGCAGGACACTCGATTGTCGGGCGCAAGCTGAAGCGGGCAACGTCTACGACACGACGACCCGCGCCAATGCCTCTACGGGCTACATCCCCGTCGACCCGGTGCGCGCCTCAACTGCGGTGAAGAAGATCCGGTGGCTGATGTTAGAAGCTGCCGGGGGCTAGGGCTGCAGGCGTTCGAGCGTGGGTTGGTGACCGGCCTCTGTGAAGATCAGAGGCTAGGAATAGGGGTCGTGTGTACTTCGAGGGGGACGTGATGAATCAGCCGGGTTTGTTCGAGGGCGCGCCCGAGCGCAGCTGCGATGATCGCTTCGACATTTTCTGGAACCTCTACCCGGCGGTGCGCCGCACGGGCAAAGCCAAAGCGCGCGAGGCGTTCGAGCGCCTCCAGCTGACGTGGCAGCAGTGGGCGCGCCTGCGCTACATCCTGCCGCTGCAGGCCGCCAGCAGCCAGTGGACCGAGCACCCGCGCTGGATCCCCCACCCGACCACCTACCTCAACAATCGGCGCTTCGACGACGAGCCCGACGCCTACACGACGCTGCCGCCGACCACCGCCGAGTTGGAGGTCGCGCACCGGGTCCGCAAGAACAGCGCGCGCGGCTGCCCGCACACGCCGGGCTGCGGCAACTGGCGCGACTGCATCGACAAGATCGTGGCCAGCAACCGGCAGCGGCGCGACGCATGATCTCGGTCGACGCGCCGCCCTCGGCTTACCCGGCGGTCATCCGGCGCACGATGGCCAGCCGCCGCCCTGCCGCCCCCGACGAGGTGCTGCCCGGGCGCAAGCGCTGGTTCTGGTGCCCGCTGTGCGGGCTGTGGGTCATCGTGGAGCGCAGTGGGCGCGGCGTGCGTCTGACCTGCGGCAACGTCTGCAAGGGCCTACTGCTGGGCTACCGGCTGGCCGAGGCGCGGCCGCTGTGTTCGATGCCGGGCTGCGAGTTCCACCGGCGCGCCCGGTGGCTGACCTGCAGCCGCACCTGCGCGGTCAAGTGGCGCCGCCTCAAGGTGCGCCAGCGCAACGCTGACCCGGCGCATTGGCACACGCGGCCGTGCGTGGTCTGTGAGAAGCTCATCCGTCGCCGCTTTCAGTGCCGCCTGCCGTCGACCTGCAGCCGTAAGTGCACCGCCGAGTTCCGGCGCTGGCACTGGCTCGAAGCGGTGCTCGACGTGCGGCGCAAGGCGATCCAGCGGATGACGGCCAGCGAGGCGTTCGAGGCCGGGTATCGCCTCTGCCGCCAGCGGATGGGCAGCCAAGACGCCCGCGCCCGACGGTCGGCGCGCTGGCACAAGGAGCGTGCGGATGCCGCAGCAAGACGTGGTGAACCTCGTGGTGGAGGGGATCGCGCAGGCGCAGGGCTCGATGGTGGCCAGCGCAGCGGGGAAGGTGCACCACGCGGGCGGGGGCAAGCTGAGCAACTGGCGCAAGACCATCGGCTGGACCGCCAAGGCGGCGATGCGGACGCAGCCGCTGACCGGCCCGCTGGTGGTCTACCTGCACTTCACGCTGCCCGGTGACGCCAGCAAGCCGGCGACGCGGCCGCCCGACCTCGACAAGCTGGCGCGCGCGGTGCTCGACGCGCTGACCGGCATCGTCTGGGTCGACGACGCGCAGGTGGCGCAGCTGGTCGCGGTGAAGGTCTACGGCCCGACGCCGCGCGTGACCATTGACGTGAGTGAAGAACGAGGGTGGGCCGATGCCGCTGTTTCAATCCCCCGCTGACCAAGCGCGCGAGCGCGCACTGGGCGACTACCTCGGCACGTTGTGGGGCTGGAAGATGCACCACCTGCCCGAACTGAACCGGGTCGACTGGTATGCCGAGGACGTGTTCAACCGCGTCGCCGTCGCGGTCATCGAACACAAGCGCCGCAAGTGCCTGCGCGCCAAGTTCCCGACCGTCTACGTCAGCAAGCGCAAGGTGCGCGCGCTGCAGAAGTTCGCCGACGCCTTCGACCTCGACTGGCGCCTCGACGCGCGCTTTGTGGTCGAGTGGGAGGACGCGCTGGGCTGGATTCCGCTGTGGAAGGCCGAGGCGCGCGACTTCGAGTTGGTCGGCAACTACACGCGCGGCCCCGGCGCCCGCGAGTTGTGCCACCACGTCCCCGTCAGCCAGTTTGAACTGTTGCCCCTATGGCCAAACCACCCCCGGTTGTTGACCCCGACCACACCCTGCTCGCCGTCGAAGCGTCCCTGCCCGACACCGGCAACGCGCTGACCCAGACCCGCGACGGCGACGGCACGATGCGCTTTGCCATCAGCCCCGAGGCCGTGGCCGACGTCAGCAAGGCGTTTGCGGCGCTCAGCGGCACCAGCTTCTGGGTGGTGCTGGTCGCCAAGCCCAAGAGCCGTCGCAAGTCAGCGCTGGCCACCGAGTGATGTAAACTCCCGCTGACCTTGAGGAGGTTTTATGCTGCCTGCCCGACTGACCCGCATCGCCGTCGCCGTCGCTTTGCTGCTGCTCCCCACGCTCGCGCACGCTGACCAGATTGTCGGCTTCGGACAGCTGGGCTCCATCAACACGTTCATCTCGACCAACAACGGCGACGGCACCACGTCGCTGGACGTGACCACCGGCGTCAGCGTCACCAACATCATCAGCGGCGCGACCGACCCCAACGCGCTGTTCACGTTCGAGGCCGAGAGCCTCGACGCGGCCACGTTGCTGGGCGGTGTGATCATCACGCAGCACTACGAGGGCACCTTCAATCTCACCAACGCGGCCGGGACGTTCAGCTATCTCAGCGGCACCTTCGGCGGCGCGCTGGCGCTGGGTGGCGCGGGCGGCACCGGCGCGCTGTTCACCGCGAACACCGCCGCGCTGTCGCCGCTGGACTTGTTCACCGACCTGCCGGTCACCCTCATCGACCCGGAGTCGTTCAGCCTCTCGCTGAGCAACGTCGTGCCGGTGTTCTCCATCGTGAATGGCAGCATCAACAGCTTCACCGCCAGCTTCACCGGCACCGCTGATGCGACCGTCGAGCAGGTGGAGCCGGTGCCCGAGCCCGCCACGCTCATCCTGCTGGGCACCGGGCTGGTGGGCTTCGCGGCGCGCGCCCGTAAGCGCCTGCAGCGGTAATGGACCGCCGGGAGGTGGTCAGCATCCCGTTGCTGCTGGCCACCGTCTACGGCCGCACCGTGTTCGCCCAAGGCCCCACGCCCAGTAGCGGGGCCAGCCTCGCGCCCAGCGGCCGACTGGTGCACCATGAAGTGCAAGGTCGAGGTGAGCCACCGGCAGGAAGCCAACGACCTCCGACGCGCCCTGCGTGACCCCCAGACGCGGGCCTTTACTCTCAGCATGGGCGCCCTGCTCCGCTTCAAGGACGCCCATGCCCAGACCCGGGTGCTTCGTCATGTCGAAGAGACGCTCCGCAGCTGGCGGCGACACCGCGCTGGCGAAAACCAAGCCCGCGAAGATTGAGAAGAAACCGCGCCCTCGCCACCACGACAGACAGACCCGTGTCCCGAATGTGTTCGCGTCGGCAGTGGCGTGGCCGCACGAGGTCTTGTGGCCGTTGATAGACCGCTACTGCGGCAACAACGCGCAGCGGGTGGTGCAAGCCTACGCGGTGCTCGCGCTGGGCAATGCCCGCAGTCGGCAGCAGTTCTTCGGCGAGTCGGTGCGGGTGGTCGGCCGCGACCGCCTGCAGGCGCTCGAACAGCTGGCGCTGCGGCGCTGGGGTCGCGTCGAAGGCGTCGAGGGCGGCGACACTCAACAGCTGCCCGTGACCATCGTCAACGTGTTCACCGAGACGGTGCGCGATGGGACCGTTGTTGGCGACGGCCGCTGAACTGGCGCACGACTTCGGCGTGCTCGACGCCCACGACCAAGGCTGCCGCGTGCGCATCATGGAGTGGCTGGCCTGCGGCGAGCGGCTGATGGACGCGGCGGCCTACTTCAGCCGGGTGTTGACGCTGGGCGTCATCGCGTGGCCGAGCGACGAGGAGGTGCGGCGCGCGCAGCAGCTGCATCAGCACATCGACGCTGCGCTGGAGGATTGACGATGGCTCATTGCATCAACTGCGCTCAGCCCGCCGACAAGCACAAGGCGGTGCAGGGCGTCGCCGGGGAGACGGTCATCGTCTGCCCGACCAGCACCTTCGATGAGGTCAACGACGACATCGTCGACCCCGACGCTGCCGCGCCCGACGACCCGAAGGTCGACTGATGCCGCCGCCCCTGCTCAACCTCGACGCGCTGTTCAACTACCACAAGCCCACCGGCACGCAGCCCGACCGCTACGCGCGCCTGCGGCAGGCGGCCCGGGCCTACGCGGATGTCATCACCGAACTGACGCCGCAGAGCCCCGAGCAGACGCTGGCCCTGCGCGCCGTGCACCTCGCGTCGATGCACGCCAACAGCGCCATCGCGGTCAACGAGCCCGAGGGCTGACGGCGTGCCCGTCACCATCGAGCACGGCCGCCGCGTCGTGCGGCACCACTGGAACGCCGTGCAGACGCGCTTCATGCGCGCCGACGCGGAGGCGTTCCCCTACGTCGACCTCGAAGGCGCCGTGCGGGCGGGCAAGACCACGCCGCTGGTGGCCAAGGTGTTGGGCTACTGCATCGACTACCCGGGCATCCACTGCGCGCTGACGCGGTGGACGCAGGACGGGCTCGACGCCCAGCTGAAGCCGCGCTGGCGCGACTGGTGCCAGCAAAACGGCGTGCCGCTGCGGTGGCACGGCGACGAGGAGTATGACGAGGTCGTCGGCAAGGGCTCCCGCGTCTATCTGCGGGCGCTCAAGAGCAGCGAGGAGACGTCGCGCTTCGCCAAGCTCAGCGGGCTCACGCTGGCGGTGCTGGGCATCGACCAGACCGAGGAGGTGCCCGAGGACGTCTACCGCGCCTACGTGCCCGCGCGGCTGTCGCAGGCGGGCTTCCCGCATCAAGTGCTACTGACGCCCAACCCGCCCGGCGAGACGCACTGGCTCAGCCGCGAGTTCCCGGTCAGCAACACGCACGCGGGCCACCTCTACCTGCGCACGTCGGTCTACGACAACCGCCACAACCTCGGCGACCTCTACATCCGCTCGCTCGAATCGGCCTACCCGCCGGGCCACGCGCTGCGGCGCCGCTTCATCGAGGGCAAGCGCGGGCTCTCGATT